TGGGGCGCAGGCCCGTGGGGTGCAGGTACATGGGGTGTTGGTGAAGCGTCTACCGATCCTCTACGTCTGTGGAGTCAGGGGAACTTTGGTGAAGACCTGATCTTTGGCCCTCGGGGCGGTCCGATCTATTACTGGGATGCCACGATTGGAACGACCGGGGCTGCGTTTACGATCACCATTGCCACTCCCGGCGTGGTTACTACGTCTATCAGCCTTGCAGATGGCACTCCGGTTGTTCTTACTACAGACGGGGCACTGCCGACTGGCTTGTCAGTTGGTACAACCTACTATGTTGTAAGTTCTACCGGCACGACGTTTAGCCTAGCGGCGACTTCTGGCGGTTCGCCGATTACGACATCAGGCAGTCAATCTGGGAATCATCGGATCTCTCAAAGAGGCTTTTTGTTGTCCGCCTACGGCAGTGCGTCAAACGTGCCAACGGTTCAAAACTACATCCTGATCTCGGACATCAACCGGTTTGTGTTCTGTTTTGGGTGTAATGAGCTAGGATCAGCTACACAAGACGCCATGCTGATCCGCTGGTCTGACCAAGAAGACGCTACTAACTGGACGCCTGCTGCGACGAATCAGGCAGGTTCGTTAAGACTCTCCCGAGGTTCTGAGATCATCACCGCTCTCCAGTCCCGGCAGGAAATTCTGGTCTGGACGGATGCGTCTCTTTATTCCCTTCAGTACCTCGGTGCGCCGGAAGTCTGGGGCGCCCAGTTGGTGGGGGAGAATATTTCTATCGTAAGCGAGAATGCAGTAGCGTATGCCAATGGCGTGTCTTACTGGATGGGGAAAGACAAGTTTTACAAGTACGACGGCAGAACTCAAACGCTTCGTTGTGACCTTAGACAGTACATCTTTAGCGACATTGATACCGACCAATACCTTCAGATCTTTTCAGGGACTAATGAAGGCTTCAATGAGATCTGGTGGTTCTACTGTTCCAGCGGGTCAACTACGATTGATCGGTATGTAATCTTTAACTACGGCGAGAATAACGGCGAAGGTGCTTGGTATTACGGCACGATGGCTAGAACCGCGTGGCTGGATTCAGGGCTTAGAAACTTCCCGCTTGCAGCTACGTACTCCAATAACCTCGTGAACCATGAGAGTGGGGTAGACGATAACGAGACAGGAACTACGCTTCCTATCTCCGCTTCTATTACTTCTGCCGAGTTTGATATAGACGATGGAGACAAGTTTGTCTTCATCCGCAGGGCACTGCCGGACATTACGTTTAGGGGCTCAACCGCCGGTAGCCCGAGCGGTACGTTGACGCTCTTGCCCCTTAAGAACTCCGGTTCAGGGTACATCTCACCTGCGTCTGTTGGTGGGTCTAATAACGCTGGGGTAACCAGAACCGCTACGGTACCTATAGAAGCGTTTACCGGGCAGGTGTATGTTCGTATCCGGGCGAGGCAGATGTCTATGAAGTTTGAATCCAGTGCCCAAGGGGTTACTTGGCAGCTAGGTTCCATGAGGCTAGACATGCGCGAAGACGGAAAAGCTTCTGGATCAGGGGTGTCTGGTGGCTGAACTACAGAAAGTCCAGCCGCCTGCCCTACCGTACGGTCCAGTTATCTGGACTGCGCAGTATCAGGATCAGCTTAACAACATCCAGAGGTTGTTTTATAACCGGCTGTCTCAGTCGTATAACAATCTTATTAGCCCTCCGCTACCTAACGTCCCACCGGGAGGATCAGGGCTTTACTTCCCTTACGCAGCCATACAGCGGACAACTGACAAGACCTTCACGGCAGATACAGCGACCGAAATTACGTTCGATACAAATGACTTCTTATCTGCTTGCACCAATGACGGGACGAACGGGATTGGGGTTGAGGTAAGCGGCATCTACAACTACCAGTTCAGCGTGCAATGGCGGAACACTTCAGCTCAGATCCACGACGCATGGATTTGGTTAAGAATCAATAGCACTGACGTAGCTGGGACGGGTAGTCAGTTTTCAATTGTTTCAAGTCACGGCGGAGTTGATGGACACGCAATCGCAGCGGCTAACTTCTACGTGCAGCTTACTGCTGGCGACTTCGTTAAGATGTTTGCTGCGGTAAATGATACTGCGCTTGCTATGGAAGCCTACGCTGCTCAAACGACTCCGTTTGCCATGCCGTCTATTCCCTCTTGTGTCGCCACATTAACGTTTGTGAGTGCGGTATAACATGGCGGAAGATTACGTCAACAAGCTCGCCCAGCAACTTGCCAACCAACGAAAGAACCTTGGCACTGATAAGTATTACAAAGGCTCTATTGATGCAATGGGTGGTATTGATTCCGCCACCCAATACATGGCTAGTTTGTTGAACCGCAGTGGTATTAGAGATTTAAGTGAGATTGGAGAAAAAGTAGAAAGGGTGCCACAGTATGCACCAAAGCAAAATTATAATTTTACCCAAGACGATATTCAAAAGTTTAACACCTTAGCGGCTAGTGGCAGGTTTGGCGAAGAGTTTGTGCCAACGGACGAGTCAGGTTCTGGGTATTACCGCCCTAAAAATCCTCCGGTTGATGAAGCAATAAACGTTGATGGGAAAAAATACTTTGTTCAGTACGGTTATAACTACTATGGCGAAACGGGTGATAGTTATGGGTATTTAGTACCTGCTGAACAAACCGGTACGCGGATTAACAAAACGCTTATTAACAAAAGAACCGGTGAACAGCTTAAACAGGGGCATGATGCAAGTTACTTTTATGCCTCTACACAAAATTCTTATCTAGATGGAGAACAAGCCGATTCTGATTACACAATTGGCGGTTCGTTTGCCGGGGGCAACACATCTCTAAAAGTTAGATTGGTCGATGGCGTCCCGTTGTTTTATTCGACTGCGGGACCATCAAGCTCAGACTTCCCGAAAGAAGCGGTAGCGTTTGGTTTAGCAATGGCTTCTTTTGCCGTTCCCGGCTTGGGTGCCGCTGTGGGCGGAAGTATTACCGGGGCTTTGGGAATAACTGCTAGTGCGGCAGTTAATGCGGCTATTGGCACTGGAGTGCTTACCACTTTAGCGTCTGGCGGTGATGTTAAAAAAGGTGTTATTTCAGGCTTAACTTCTTTTGTTGCCCCGACTATTGCAGCCGAGATAGGTAAAGCCGCCGGTAATATTTTTGACTCTCCTATGGGTCAAAAGATGTTTACCAATATGAGCGCAGCAGCGATGCGGACTGCTGCATTGGGAGGTAATTCAGATGATATTGGTAAGGCAGTATTAGGAACCGCTACTGGTGAAATGTTTAACGTTGTAGCCAGTCAGATTCCCGGATTTAGTGACATCAAAGATGCTGCTACTAAAGCTGCAATCTCTAGTTCTATACAAGCTGCATTAAGCACCCCCGGAGATTTATCACAAAAAGCTCAGGCGGCGATGCTCCAAGGCAGTATTACTATGGGGCTGTCAGAGCTTGAAATAGATGGTAAAAAGTTTAACCAGCTTTCTCCCGCCCAACAAAGTATTGCTCGGCAAGCTCTTACCTCTGCGCTAACTGGACAACCGCTAAATGAAAAGGCTATTTTAAACTCAGCAGTAAGCTCGGCGAGTAAAGAAGTTGAAGCTGCTATTAAAGCTGAACAAAAACCTGTAACTGATTTAGCTGCGTATGATGCGTCTGTCGGGTTGACCGCGCCCACCACGCTGATTGATGATGATGTTGGATTCGCCGTCGGATCGGATTTTACCGCCCCCGGGGCTGCTCCGCCGGATGCAGTGTTAACCGCTGAAGCACCTTCTGCTGGCCCGATGCCAAGTGGCCCGACCGCGCCAAGAGCGGATTCCGGGCTTACTCCCAGCATGGGTGGCATTACCGATGTGCTATCCCCAACGGGGGAAATTGTACAACTTGGTGGCGGTTTGTTTGGACAGGATCTGAGTGCGCCACCCGGTGTTCAACTACCCTTTACGGAATACGCTTCAGCAGCTACGTCTGACGTTCCGGCGCAAGATATTTCTATCAGCCAGTTGCCTGAGACTATGCGCCCCCGAGAGGGGGAGATGGTCACTGACGCTACGTATGGGCCAGAGGGTGAAGTACGCGTCACTATGGTCGGTAAACGGCCAGACGGTACGGAATACTCTTACACCGCAGTGCAAGATCCAGAAGATAAGAGTGTCTTCTATGAAACCGCTAGTGGGGGTGAAGCTGGCGGGGCAACTCGTAGTTCTGATATCCGACCGGGGGTAGAAGAAAAGCCAGCAGATAATATTGTTATCGAGGGAGAGGATGGCTCAACGGTCACGCTTGGCCCGGATGGTTCAGTAGTAGGTGCCACCGATCCAGACGGATCAACATCGAGTGATGTTCAAGATGTGCTTGATCGCGTAATTGCTAACCCGGTTTTTGTTGGCGGCGAAGGAAACGACACCTTTGTTATTGGCGGTGACGACACCTTTATCGGTGGAGAAGGGAACGATACCTTTGTTGGCGACGGTGAAGACACTCTGGATGGCGGGGTTGCAACTACCGAAGGTGGGGAAGGTAACGACACATTAACCGGAGCGGTCGGAAACGACACTTTTACCGCCGAGGGCGACGGCTTAGGTGAGGGAGAAGGAGAAGGAGGAGGAGAAGGAG